CATCGTCGAGTGTTTTCTGATGAATAGATTGTCTCTCACCTGTTGCAAATCTTTTAGTAACATCATCACCCTCGATGATAACTTTATTGACCAATGCATCAAACCATTCTGGTTTTCCAGGCACATTATCTGTTTTGATTATCGGAACTTTGGTTACACCTTTTGCAGTTTTTAAAGGTTTTAAAAATCTACCAATAATAGGTATGGCCATTGCACCACCTAAAATTTTTAAGAATGTTCTTCTAGTCATGCCATCTTTAAATCCTGCACGTCCACCTTGTGCCATGTCTTCTGGAAACATTTTTCTTACATCTTCGATTATTTCTCTAATATTTTTTCTCTCTTCTGAAATTTGTTGAAATCTTTCGTAATTTTCACCCTTGGTAGCTAGACTATCTGCCTCCTCTTTTAAAATCATGTCTTTATCAACTAATGCATTTAATTTGTCATTATCAGGTTTACCATCTTTAATATATTTACTTATGTCAGCTCTAGCTTCAATAGGTTTAGCTCTTGTTGCTTTCATGATACCTGATCCTGGATCAGATCTCATTTTAGATAAAGCATCAAACGCTTCGCCGTAAAGTTTTGTTTGTTCTTCTTGTGGAAGATCATCATAAACTTTACCCATTCGCTCTGCCATTTCCTCTGCAACTAAAACTGCATCAACTTTTCTATCACCGGAAAATCCTGGTGATTGATTGTCAATCGCGTTATCTATCATTTTTTGTCTTTCTCTTATTCTAGAGATGCCCTCTTTGTTTTCTCTACTCAATCTTTCAGCAATCTCTGCCTCTGTTTCTGATTGCGTGCCTCCCATGATCTTGGATCTTGGGTCTAT